CATTTGGCCGGCGCTTCTTGCGCAGAAGGACTTACGTCTCTTCGCAGCTTTTGATCCTGGTTTGACCTTGCCAGTGACCGCTGTTTTTAGTTTTGAACCGGGATTTAGTTTTCTGTAGGCTTTGACACCGGCTCTAGTCATGCCTGCTCCAGCCTTTGTAGGCCTGAAGTTCTTTTTGTTTCTAGGTGGCATACCACCTTTTGCAAATCTTGGTCTTACATCGAAATCTGTTCTCATGGCATTATTTTCCTACCGTAGTATTTAACTGAACTTGGATTAGAAACTTTTACACCACCTAAACTACCTTGGATAAAACTTCCTCTGTAATTTCTTTGAGCCTCTTTCATCATATTATTCATAGATGGATTTGGTCTATCACTTGTTGGTGACATTCTTCCACCCATTGCCGCTCTTTTTCTTTTTGAAAATGTTCTTACGTTTGTTGGTTTAGGTCCCACATTGGCAGCTGCCCGTTTCCTGGCAACGGCAGATCTTCTCTGACTCTCTGTCATTCGTCTTGCTTTCGCTAGAGGCACGCATTTTGGATACTTCCTCTTCGCGTCCTTCTTTTGTTTTGAACGGCCACACTTTGCAAACGAACCATCTTTTCGCTTGCTCCCAATATCTACCCATTTTTGATCGAACCATGTTTTTAGACCGGCCATGTTAATACATTTTTGTTTTCTTACGTCTGTCGCTCATGACAGCTCCACAACCTCTAGCTATCCCACCCATTTTTAAACCTTGAGC